GGTTCTTATTCTATTTCGTCCAGGTAGTTGCGTTATTGACCTGAAGCAGTACCGATCTTCCTGCCAGGTTCCATGCCGGGAAAGCGTTAGTGATCCCCTCTGTAACCTCACAAATCGGAGATTCGGTAGAATACTTCTTGATCAGCGTGTGACCATTCATAGCCTTGATGGCTGCTGAACCCTGAAGTTTCATATCAGCAGGCACTTTGAAGTAAGTCGTACCAAGAACAGCAGATTCCGAGAACAGAACAACATCATCCTCGAAAGGATTAGCGGTTGTACGGGTCCCGTCTGCAAGTTCAACGGTAATATCCTGATCGATCTCAACAATCTGAATTCCTTTCAGCTTAACCCGCCTTGCGAGCATCTGGTTAGCGGTTGCAAGATCAGGTTCCTGCTGTAATCCTGCTATGTTTATCAGTGCTGACTGGCAGGCATTGATAACTTCAGTCTGGGAAACGAATTTGGCCAGGGTTGCAGAGTTCATGAACATGTACCTGTAGGTGGCCCCGATTGCTTTTCCGAGAGCAAGTGCGGCAGGGATATCCTTTGTCAGAGGCTTGCCGGTTATGCCATTGTCCCACCTGGTATTTACACCAAATTTCTGAGCTGCCGGAATAGCATAATCAACATCATACTCGGTTACAATAGAAGCGTTGTTTGCATTGGTAAGAGTCACCTTACCAAGGGATATCTGTTTTAGTGCGATCCATTCCAGACGGTTTGCGACACCGTCCCAGCAGAACTTTGTATCTTCTGCCCAGAATTCTACAAGGGCCCTCAGATCAGGGTTGTTTCCTGCCATTGCAACCATGATATCGTACTCATTAAGCTCGTCTTCATGTTTGTCGCGGGAAACTGCGATCTTCGGGATATCTCCCTGTATCCGGGATATTGCTTCACGGGTTTTCTTTGGGATAGTTGCGCCCCTTGCTACAAGGTCAGCAGCTATTCTCAGGCCAGCCTGGCCTTCGAGCATCTTCCACGTCAGGAAAGATGTTTCTTTTATTGGAAAAAGTGTCGGGTATTGGTATGGCTTCAGATTGTAGGTGTTAACTACAGCCTGCATATCCTTCTCGTTTAACCCGACCATTAATGTCTTATTCATAATTTCCTATTTTTTAACTGGTTAAACAAGATTATAGATAGAATATACCCTTGAGAGCGGTTTTGATTGCAGCGGTTACCGGAGGGGCAATGCTTTCGCGAACCTGTGCAATCTGCCATGCGTCAACAGCCATAGTTTCACCAGCTGTAACATCGTAGGTTGTACCTACAATTGCAACCGGAGTTACAAGAACAGCTGCAGAACCGGTACTTGACAGGAACAGATCATCACCAGCTGTAAGAGCTCCACCCAGGGTGGTACCTACAGTAATGGTGTCTTTAAGGGTACTGGTTGTTTTGTCAATGGCCGTTATGACCTGACCAACAAGAACACCTGAAGAGACATAATCACCAACCTTGTAGTGATGTCCTTTCTCAACTTCAATTGTTACAGCCGTATTTGTGGCATTGGTAACAACTTTGACGGTTTTAACCACCTGGCATAACCCTGTGGTTGGGTCGGGAGCCCCAATCGGGGTTCCTTCTTTGAGTTCGGTGCCACCAAGGGAAGCAACGGACACAGTTACGCCGCCCGGAATATCCATGATACGCTGGGTAATTGCTTTGATTACCCGCGTGTCGTTTTTACGGTCGATTTTTAACATTTTTTAATTATTTGGTTTTTAACTCTTTTCCTGCAAGCGGGTCATTATCCTTCGCTTTGCTTTCGATGTAAGCTTTGGTAGCTGACGAAACACCCGCATCATCTTTTTTGCCCAATAGATTAGGGACTCCGTGTTGACCAAGGCCGGTATTTGCAAGTTCCTGGTTAAGAGCTGCGATATCGGTATCCGTTTCAGTTAGGTAAGTATTAAAGTCTTCATCCTTTTCAAAATTCATCCGTGCAAAGTCTTTCAGGACCTTGGCTTTGAAATTCTCAGGGACATCCTTTAATTTGGATTCAAGAGCTTGCTTACGGGTCTCAAGAGTTTTGTCGCCTTTTATAGCTGATAATTCAGTCTGTAAGGGCTGAAATGCAGCTGCGACAGCTTCTTTGATCATCGTGGCAATATCTTCTTTCTTTCCTTTTTTCGGTTCAGGATCGACATCTTCTGTTTGATCAACCGGTTTTCCATCCTTCAGCTTATGAGTTGTCTCATAATTCTGAACGGCTTTTTTGTTTGCGTCGGTGATCTTGCTATCCACTTCACTTTGCAGGATTTGTCCAAAATCAATACCGTCGACGACGGACTGAAGTTGAGCTTCATCACTGACAGAACCAGCCTTTTTAGTTGCGATTCTTTCTAATGTGGCCTCTGGTACACCTTTGAATTTAGCAACCAGAAGGACTAACAGCTTCTCTTTCATAATAGATTTTTAATTTGATTTGGTTGAGCCCAAAAATATGCAGGATTACTGTAATACGGTCGATTAATGGCAAGAACATACGCAACACTTATTGACAGTAATAAAATATTTGCTTAAACACTTGTTTTATTAAATAGAATTAGTTTATATTTGTAGGGTATTATTTTAAACCTAATGATTAAACGCTTCATGCATTATGAAACTCCTCTTTTTTGACTTAGAAACAACCGGTGTGAATCCCGGTAAGAATGGCATTCATCAGATAAGCGGTGAAATTGTCATTGATGGAAATGTAAAAGAACAATTCGACTTTAAGGTCCAGCCAAATCCTAAATGCATCATTGAACAGGAGGCTCTTGATGTTGCCGGAGTGACCAAAGAACAAATACTTGCTTACCCGCCAATGATTGAGGTGTATGTTAAGCTGACAAAGATGCTGGCTCAGTATGTTGACAAATTCAATAAGACAGATAAGTTCTTTCTGGTAGGTTATAACAATGCTTCATTTGATAACCAGTTCTTAAGGGGGTTCTTTCTGCAAAACGGTGATCAATACTTTGGTTCCTGGTTTTGGTCTAACTCCATTGATGTTATGGTTCTTGCATCGCAATACCTCATGAACAAGCGTGCAGGGATGGAAAACTTTAAGCTTGCAACCGTTGCAAAGGAGTTGGGCATTAATACTGATGAAGGAAAACTGCATTCGGCTGATTTTGATGTATCTTTGACAAAGGCTATCTATGAATGTGTTAAAAAATATTGATGAGATGAAAAGAGAGATAAAATTTAGAGCGTGGGATAAACGAGAAAATAAGTTCTCTACACAATTTGCATTAATTCAATACCGTGATGGCAGTTTTGGTATTGATTATGTACAATTTGATTCATTAGAGTATTATACGGAATGTAATGAAAATGTTGAACTTTTGCAATTCACCGGATTAAAAGATAAGAATGGCAAAGAGATTTATGAAGGGGATATTATAAGAGAAAAATATAGAATTGAGGAATATGACGAAGATGGAGGATGGACAGGTAAAACATTGGGATTTGAATATCTAATAGGAGCTGTTTATTATTCAGAAAAACACGCTCAGTTTAGATATGATAATATTAACAGAAACCTTAAATTATTAAATCCTGACTGGCTGACCAATGAATCAAAAGAACAAGATTTGTTTCATCTTCCAAGACAAAAAAATCCATTTGAAATCATTGGCAATATTTACGAAAATCCAGAACTTCTAAAGCAATAAGATTAAAATGACCGGCACCACAATATATCACCTTCACTTCAAGAGCGGCTCAGATCATTACTTTGGCTCAATTGCTGCCATTTATGATCTTTTCAAAGCTGATGCTCTTGGAGTGTCCCGGCAGAGGCTCTATGACTTTGGAATAACACCGGATCATCCTTACGACAATAAGACCTGCACTATCCGCAAAGGAGAAAGCAGGAGGAAGAAAGGGAATAGGAAATTACCAAAAACAGTTTGATATGGAGGTAATTAACGACAAACATGAAATTTACAGGCCTTACAATGCATCATGCACGTTTTGCAAACATGATTTTACTATTGTAGGAACAGGGGAAAATAAGCACCTTGAACCTCTGAAAAGTCAACAAAACAGCGTTGTGTTTGAGAGGGCGTAACTACTTGCCGTTTGAGGCAGCAATATCAGGTTTTAAACCACTATTAAGTTTGCCATCAACAAAATTATCTTTGATAAAATAAGGTTGCGAAGCCCAATTCTTAGACCTTTCAGCATTCGCACTTACCCAGTTTTTAAAACCTTCGGGTACATCCTTAATTAAGCTTTTGGCAGGGTAATTCTTAACTTCTTCCCCTCTAAATGCGGCTTTCAGATCATTCAGCTCATCCGTATTGAAATCCTGGTTGTCCTGCAAGACCGGAATGCTGATACAGCGGCACTGTGGGTGCCAGCCGTGCCAGACAAATGATTTTGGGTACTTGCCTGCCAGCAGGTCACAGATGTCTTTAACAGGGTGATTATTGCTCAGCCTCACTTCATAACCGATAACAAAGTCAAGGGCCTGCCAGCGTAACTGATCACTTTGACGGTAGGAGTTGTTGATCTCAGTTCTTGCAAGCCTCATAGCGTTCTTGTAAGATGATCTGTACTTGCCCTGCCTCGGTTGGAACGCCTTTGCAGCCTTAGACAATTGGAGGTTTCCACGTTTATCCCTTACCCTCCTGAATAATTTATCAGGATCCTTAAGATGCTGCTTTATTTCATTGGATAACACAGCTGCTGATTTCCCCTCTCCAAGAGCAACGTCAGTTGAGAGCTCTAAGGTCGGTTTTAACTGGCTCGCAGCATTCCAGACTCGTTTAGACAAATCCAGACCCTTCTTCCCTTCTTTCCTTTTTTGGAAGGATTCAAGAGCATCCAGATTACGATCCTGCCATTTTGAGAGTGTTTTTTTAGGAAC